CCTTCTTCAACCATAGCTACCCTATTTGCAAACTCGTCCTGTAACTGCGTAAAATACTCCTTAGACATTCCCATAACTTTGCTATTTAGATTTATTATTAAACTGTGATGCTACAAACTCCCTCTGGCTGTCTGTTAACGAATACATTTTCAGCTCTTGGTAGTCATTCTTTGTTTTATAGCTGCTAATCTTTCTCTTTAAGTCGTCATTGGAGATTAGATTTACCTTACCTTTAAACACTTCTAAACCTACTCCTAAATAACTCCCTATCTTTGTTAATGCATCTGTTGTAGCTCCTTTATACGCATCTCCAAGGTCTTTATTGTTATTCCCTCCATAGCACTCATAGTAGATACCTTTGTCTGGAACTTCAAATATAACCTTTACTACAACAGCCTCATCTTTTCTCTCCACAAATTCTACCTTAACTCTCCAACCGCCTACTCCAAATACCTCATTAAATCTCTCAGTTACATATATCCCTTTTATTGAAGTTAGGTATGGTTTTCCCGGAATAGGTTGGAGTGCTTCTTTTGGGAGTTCTTTGCTTAATTCCTCTGCTATATTTTTCATCTTATCTTGTCTATTATTATGTTCTTCTCGTCTAGGATTACGTTGATTTCTTTAGAGCTTTCTGGATATCTTATTCCCGTCATTAGTAAGTTCCCCATCTCATGATCTCTAAATCTCTCTTCTAACTTAATATCCACCTCTCCACTAAAATGAACATCACTAATTACTACATCTCTATATAACGACAAACCTTGAAATAGACAAGCAGAGGATAACCCAAACCCATCTATCATTAATCCAGTTACATACTCATCGTGTCCAGTTAAACCTAAGTCAGAATTATCAAGGTAGACATCATTTATTATTATCGACTCAAAATCAGTAATCTCCACCATAGCCTCCTTCTCTAAGCACATATCTATTACATCAATTAGACCTCCACTAAATAATTTTAAGCTACTTCCTCCTCTAATCCTTACGTTGTCTAATTTTATAGGGATCAAGGGGTCATTTAGTGCAAAGTCTTCTGATACTCCCATATGTAAAACTCCATCTACCTCACAACCAATAAGTACTGAAGCTCTACGTGACTCAATAACCGAACCCCTCTTTACTCTTGTGTCGTTTAAGTTAAAAGTGGTACCTGGATTAGTCTCATTAACGTGGAATACAACAGCTCCTTCTTCTACCCAACTATTTCCACCAAGCCTAACTGATAAACTTATATAACCTCCTTTCTCCTTGGTTTCTTTATTAATTACCCTATAGATGAGACCTAAGTTTTCGTCCTTATGGTTTCTGTACTCTATAGTGTCATACTGGTCTATTTCTATTTTTGCCATTTGTTCTCTAAGCTTTCTTTTACGTCTACAATTAAGTTACCTGAAAATCCACAATCCTTTATATGAACATGGGAATTCCAATCAGGTGCATCTATGTCTAATATTATATTCCCATTAAAGATAGAGTCTGTGATTTCAACCACGGATCCATCATTACGAGCTAAGTCTATTCTAAGTACTCCTGAAGCATCTACATTGACTATTCTAATAAGCCTTCCTCCTATTGAACTAATCGACATACACCCAATCATACTAACACTTCCTAATTCAATCCCTGTAGAAAACTCCTCCGCTGTACCTATTACCATTAAGCCGGACAAGTTACTTAGAGTGATCTTATTGTAAAAATACTCACTAGCTTCTATAACACAACCCACCAAAGTAGAGTTATTGGTTATATGTACAGACCCAAGACTTAATAATCCGTTAGCCTTAGAGTATATTTGTGTACCATGTAATCTTGAACTACTTGAAACGTGAACCCCAGAAGTTATCCAAGAGTTAGAATCCAAACATTTAGGGTCTCCCACTTTACCTCCAAACTTATCCTTAACCGCTTTATACAATTCGTGTTTAGGCAGCATCTCTACCCTATAAAGTTCAGGCTCTTCCTTAATAAATCTTAGAGTCTCGTCCGGATTTATATATACTTCTTCTGTCATGATTCTTCTTGTTTTTCGTTAATTTTGTTGATATTGAACTCTGAGTAAACCCCTGATTTTGTAAGCCAGCTATCTCCAACGTAAGTCTCTTCAGATAGTATTAAGGCTCCATCTTCAACGTCTATTATGGAATTTTCTACCTTAGTTCCACCTACTACCATTACATTCCCTGAGATAGAAGAGTTGTCAATTAAGCATCCCCTATCTATTTGTACATTCCCAGTTAAGTTTGAGTTATGTATAATAGAGTTACCAGATATTTGAACATTTCCGCTTACCTTAGAGTCTCCTCTTACATGACCTGAACCTACATAAGCATTTCCCATAACTACACAACCCGTTAAAACCTTAGCTTCTGGACCTACATTCTTTAAACTCTCTACGTGTCCCCAACTTACTCCATCTACAATTAGTCTATATACCGTAACTCCATCTACTACTTTCTTATCTTCTAAGTCTAGTTTCATATTGATCTGTTATTAATTATTGGTAAGCTGATTGGAAGATTAAGATTTCTCATACAGTCTATATTACTAATTATTCTAGATCTCTGAAATCGCTCATCTAAAATATCTAAATTAACCTTACTATTGCTAATGATAAAGTTCCCTATACTCATGTTGTTGTTATTCCCTAAGTAAACTAAAGAATCCACAATAATCCCACTATCTAGAAACTTATTAGATTGCCCTATGTCTGTTGTTATTGAGGGAGGGTTGGCACCGATTACTGTAGAGTTTCTTATTGTCAATGTCCCAGATCTAACTCTAAATGTAGCCAGTTCAACTTTAGAGTCTATAATAAATACCTGTGAATCCCTCCTAACAATATTAGTTCTGATAGTAGTGTATGCAATATTAGACTTACCTTGAATGATTACTATAGATTCACCTTCAGGATTGCCGATATTACTATTAAGCACGGTTGAATCCTTACTTACAAACACTTCTCCATACAGTAAGCTATCTCTAACTTTAGCGCCATCCTCTACTTTGGCTAACTCTGAGAAATAACCCATAACATAATCTGTAGACTTATCAATAGCTGCAAAACAATCCTGTGACTCGCCACCAGGTATAGTTTTGTNTCTTCGCTCCCTTTTCTACTTTAACTGACTCTGAGAAAAATCCCATAACATAATCTGTAGACTTATCAATAGCAGCAAAACAATCTTTAGACTCGCCACCAGGTATAGTTTTGTCTAAATAGTACCAACCTTTGTCAACTAAATGTGTTTGCTCTCTGTTACCTTCTCTGTCCATTTTGTATCTTTTGTTATATGATATTCGTTGTATCCAGAGTTATTATAGTGACAATTCTCCATTCTTAAATCCCCACCACCTCCCTTCTTAACTATAGTGTTGTATCCGTGAAGTAAACAGCCCGCCATGTATAAGAAACTCTCACTATTTAAAATCAAATCTCCATGAATCTCTACATCCACTAAGTTTATGGCATATTTTTCAGGAAGATCGATTATTACATTACCAAAAATATTCACCCTGAGGCAATGAAGCTGTCCACTACCATGTACAACAAGGTTCCCCTCTACTCGACTATGAGACAGGCTAACATAAGATCTATCATCTAGGGCTACATTTGAATTGATTTCAGAAGCGTATAATCGTAAATCTGAATCCTCTCTACCTCTTGAAAGTAAACTCCCCTTAAACTCAGATCCTTTGTCCATTATTAAATTTCCATCTAAGTAGAATATATTATCTCCAACTACACTATACTTCACAAAAGATTGATCAGAAGGAGCTATCCAAGAGCGGTCACTTATGAATGAATCTGGAGAAATAGTAACCCCTGCAGCTCCAACCATAGTTTCATCAAAGCATACAGGGTTATTCTTATACATCTTACTGGGATCACCAATTACTTTCATTATCTTCTGCATCTGTTAACTTAGAATCAAAAACCTCCATAGTATCATCTTCTATCTTCTCTCCATCAACAAGTACTTTATCAATCAACATCGCTCTCCTAATGTAATCTGGAAACCTAACCCCAATATTCTTAACCTCTATCAAAGTACTCTCTATCATGTGGATTCCCCTATACTTATTGTTGTCATCAGGATCGTTACTGTAGGTTATCTCACAATCTTTAATATAACACTTTTCGAATGCATGACAAGCCTCTGGAGAATCACTGACAAAATTAACGTTCTCTACAAAATTATCAAGTCTAAGAGCTAAGAATGGAACTTTAATATCACTATTCTTGACTACCGTATTCCCCATAACTTTAATATCCCCGCATAGGGTTGAGGTATATACTTTAGCATTTCTAGCCACTCTTATAACTGAATCTTCTGAAGGTAGGAACTCACTATTAATCACCACCGCATCATCTGTTATCACCACCTTACAACCCTTCTCAAACCAAGTATCTACAACCTTAGCTGATTCAGAGAGAGTAACTTCAACCTCATGTCCAAACAACACATTATCCCCTATAAACATATCCTTCGTTGCATTCAGTATCTTCACTCCCTTTATTACCTCATTTGTAGTTGTGTCAATTAAGGTCTCCCCTACTATTTTATATTTAGTCATTTTCATTCTCAGTTACATTTTGGTTGAACATATTAGTTGCATCTAGGACATATTTCTGTAAGTTCTTAAGCGTATTAACTTCCAAAACTCCACAAGTACCTCCATTATTTGATATCTCGGTTTTAATAAGCTCTACAGAAGGTTTTAACTCTAAATTAGCTTCAAACTTACACTTATTGAGCCTAACTCTTTCCTTAATATATACATCCCCAATTATATCACTCTTTCTAATACATATAGCCTCATCTTTTTCTTCGCTCCCTATTAAGTTAATCTCCCCTTCAAATAAACAACCTTGGAGAATTGCTGCACCTATAATGTTAACTGTGCCTTTGATTTGAGTACCTTGAATAACTGCCCTTGAACCTATAAACCCCTCTCCTTCGATCTTAGAGTTATCCATTATTGTTGCACCCGCTTCTACTTCCACTCTACCTATGATTGTGCAGTTTGGAGATATGAAACTTAGAGGTGATATTAATTCCGGGAACTCTACTAAACCCCCAAGTCCCCCCTGTGGTAACTCTATTCTCTTTAAAGTCTTGCCGTCTACTGTTTCTTCGTGTTTTACTTTTATTTCTTTGTTGATCATAATTTTGTTTGTTTAGATTGTCTTGAAACCTCTATGCTCTGGCGCCGATACTATCTCTCCATCAATCTGCCTATTTTTATAAGTTAGGGGCTCTAGTATTGTCCAAGTAGATCCATTTAGAACCCCGCAATTAGTAAAAGATGCTTCAGTCTCTGTTTCATTTCTTGGGTTTAAATTTAAAGTAGATCTTAAGCCTATGCAGATGTTATTTATTTGAAGTTTGTCTAATGCCTTTCTTACCTTCAAATTACTTTTTTCACACATCTTAAGTCCATTTACTTCAACTATACTATCAGGGTTAACTCTAATCTCAACTGAAATCCCATCCTCAAATACACAATCTTTAAACACGATGGGATTCTTTAGGTCTTCGCTTCCAATAACTTCAAATGACTTTATCACACCTATAACACAATTCTCAAAGGTGACATTTTCTATATCGTTCATAATTTAACTGTTTTTGTATTCCATGCTGCGACCACTAAATTATTTATACTTGCAGCTTCTTTAGTTCTACCTGTTTTTACCTTTAATATCGAATACTCCCTAAGATCTACATTAGCTATAGTTAGGTTTTGATTACCCTCTATTTCTATTTCAGCATCTTTATCCATCACTACATCACTAATTATTATATCTTGTGGGTTTTCTAGGTGTATATGGCTATTATCTCTCATTACTAAGTTGTTACATAAAATCTCGCCATCTGGAAAAGTTATAGAGGCATTATTCATCTCAACTTTGTAAAACCTCTGCCTAAGATTTGGTTCAGCCTTGTTCATACCTCTTACCTTAAAAATATCCGACCTATTAACTATCTTACAATCTCTAAACTCTACAACATCATTCCCTCTTAACGTCACCTTAGCTCTATCAAACTCACAATTAACCAAACTCCCTGAATCTATCCACAATATGGAACTCCCTTTGACTATTGTGTTTATGAGGTTTACCACTTTACTTGGATCACTGCTAATAACTTCACTCCCCTCTTCAACCCAGGATCCATCATCTAGAATTACATTATCAGAAACTATCCCACTACTTTTGATATCTCGTAAATTCAACTTCCTCATTGTCCTTAATTCTTTCTCCAATTATAGATTCCGCATACGTCAATTCTCCTTTATCCACACTCACATTGCAAGACTCTCCTATAGTTAGATTGTCTATGGATAGGTTATTTGATGTCGCTATCTCTAATCTGCTTTTGTAACCTATATTCACATTATTCATTAGGAACTCCATCTGAGGCTGAATCTTAATTACTGAACGATCTGCGAAATTAGAATTAAGAATAGTTACTCCACAACCTGCTTCAAAGTGTGTGCCATGTCCTATTGTAACGTTATCCATCTTCACTTTAATATCACTCTCATTTATAATTTCAACCCTCCCAGATATATGACAATTAGTTATCTCTGCAGTTTCACCAAAGTCACATATACAGCTTTTAGAGAAGATACACTTGTAGAAAAAACCTGAATTAACCCCTACATCAGACCTACCAGTAATCTCTACATCGGATAAATGAACTACACTGGTTTTGGATTTTGAATAAACTATACTATCGGTCTCTATTTTACAATTCTTCCCCAGTATAATATTCTCAGTAACCCATCCATGTTTCTCTCCAGTATCTTCATCAATCGCTCGGTAAAGAATTAGATCTCCCCATTGCCTGCTTTCGTTTTTATTTATTACTAGCATATTCTCTTTTGTCTAATTGATTTAACGATATAACTCCATCCTCGGCTATATACTTGTTCTCTATAATTATTGGATCACTTTTAATCATTCCTATTTCTGGCGTAAAGTTTTGAGATCCTGATAAGTTTGAGTTTATAATTAGTATATCTCTTATTACGTTGATCATTCTTGTTACTCCTGAAACACTTGATTCTTTTACAGTTAAGCTATATGGAGGATTATGATATTGAAAAACCCCATTAATAGAAGAATCACCTAACACAGCAACTTTCCCAGCAATCTCTATAAAATCTCCCTCTAAGCTGACGTTGTAAATATGAGAATGGCTGCTACAGTTTATTTCACAATTCTCAAGTTTACTGTCAGTTATAGATATTAAGAGAGATTCGTTCTGTTCAGGTGTAGTTATTATAGATCTCTTTATCTTGGAATTCCTAACATCAACTCCCTTATCTATCCACGAGTATTCATCTATATTTTTAGGATTATCTATAGAACCTCCCTCTATCTCAACAACATCAGAACCAAGAGTCTCAACATATCTATAATAATAAGGGTGATACTTGGTCATATAAACAATGTAGTGATTCTCCAGTAACTTCTTAAACTCTAACGCTTTCATTATCTTCAACTTTTACATCCACTAGAGATAAATTCCCATGACCAGCCCAATTCTCCACTAAATAATCAGAATCCACTCCAAAGCTCACATTATTAAGATATAGTATTTGAGGAGAAAGCTTGGATAATAGATCAACTGCTGCACCTTTCATAACTGTTACATCTTTCATTAGGATACTTTTTATATAGTCGGCGCTGTGGAATGTACTATAAGGTCCTAGTTTAACATTATCAATCACACAACTCATCTCAGGGTTTATTATAAATACACTACCTTTATCCAGCTCTAAGTTGTTAATTTCTACATAAGCCCTATTTCCAGTTTCAATAATCAAAGTAGCTTCATCATTTATCACACAATTCCTAAAGATTACTGGCGCTGGTTCCTCATAATAACTTACTGAAAACCTATCAGCATCTCCTATAATACAATTCTCTAGTACAAGGTTACTATGAGTCTCTATATTACCATTCACTTGACTATTAACTAAAACCAAAGTAGAAGGTCGACTCATTTCATTAACCTCCTCTAAATCTAATCCATCAGCTATCTTACTCCCTTTGTTTATAACTCTAAAGCCCATCTTCTATAATTTCATTTGTTAAGTACCTACCTGATTCCACTATATTCTTATTCCAGAGACTCATTTGTTTTAAACTCAAGTGGCTATTATGAAGAACAACATTACAAGATACGATTTCACAGTCGGACAAGTTTATATCCTCAAAATCTGTACTAATAAAATACCCACCTAAAATCTTACTCTTCTTAATCTGTACATTCCCACTACTACTTATAAGCTTAACATTCTCCATTACAGACTTCTTAAGAGCCGAGTACTTACCTAAAGATTCTATATGACAGTTAGTTAGTTTTACATTTCTCCCTATCATTGTTAATCCTCCTTTTGGGTCTGTATTGAGCACTACTGAATTAACAAGCTTAGTAACAAGACCTGAACAAGCAACTCCCTTTCCAATCCAGCTTGTAGAATCCAATAACTCCTCACTTAATACTGTACCACCTACTCTATCCTTCTTCTCCGTAATATCAAACAAAGGGTGATTTTCTAACATATAAACAGTATACTTGTCGGAATAATATTGATCACCTAGAACTCCAGTTATAAGCTCTTTCTTGAACCCTAGAGTCTTCTCATCATTTATTATATCGTATTTCTCCATCGTTAATTATCAAATCTATGTTCGGATTGTCAACTCTAATAATTTCTGCATACCTATCATTAACTTCGAATTTAGTATTGTTAATCAGACAGTTACTTATATAATTATAATCACTATGACACTTAATATCTATATCTTTAAACTTAGTAGCCTCAGAAAAGGTCTCCATAGTTAAATTAGAAATACCTACCCTAGCAAATCCAGAGATAAACAAAGAACCTCGCTCTCCTATCGTCAAATCACTAATTAAATATTTCCCACTTTTATCCACAGAAAGATATGCTCTATTAAACAATGTTGCACGTGAAACACTACCATGAGGAGAGAGATACATTTCTGAACCACTAGACATAAGCACATTCTCTAAGTATACATTATCTGAAAATTGAACAGGTACATCAAAATTTGGATTTGCTATGAATATCTTACACCCCTTATCTATAGTCTTGCAATTAACAAACTCAGCGGTATAGATTTCAGGCTCCTCTACTACTACTTCCCCTCTAAAGAAACAATTACTCACCTTAGTTACTTGACTGTGTGATTCTAGTCTCCCTTCTATTTTAGTTCCATTAGTTAAGAAGATTTTACCTCCATTACCAGATATAACCGCTCCTTCATACTCAACCCAAGAATCATCACTTATTACAACCTCCTTACTAACCCAGCCTCCTTTCTTACCAGTTACTTCATTCACTACTCGATACAAAGTGCGTCCCAGAAGATTTATTTTATCCCTAGCATTTATTTTAATTACTCCCATCGCTATCATTTAAAACATTAGCTCCTATATATTTCTCATTCTCAAAGGTTAGTTTATCAGTTTCCATAATCGTTCTCACTATACTATTAACTCCTTCAAAATTACAATCATTTATCTCTACATCTATTGAAGGGTCATCAGTGTCTCGATCTATGTTCCCCTCTATAAACAATTGACCCATAATCTTAGTCCCTCTCATAGATAACTTAAATAGACCAGAAACACTTAAAGCTCCTTCTATATAGCAATCCGTTATCCTAAGCCCTCTAAGATATCCCAA